GAGTTTGACAACTACGACCAAGCGTTGCGTAGTTTGCTACAACGCGCAGAACAATGAGAACGATATACAAAGTCACGGACGAACGCGGCCAGACGACGTACACAAGTGACACAACGGAAGCGGAAGGGTACTCACGGCGTGGGTTTGTCGTGACGGCTACCACCGGAGGGAATCTATGACCGACAACTACGACGAACGACCGTTTCGCGGGACTAAGTACGAATACAAAGTCTCACTCGGCACGGTTATGGACGAAGATTGCCTCTCATGGGAATCGCACGTCTACTGTAAAGAGTGGTCGGACGTGGAACATTTGCTAGAGGCATGGAACGAAGCGCGGGACTTCCCGGCGGTTGAAGTCAATGCCGCGTGGCGACCGACAGCGGATCACAAGAACGCAGAATAATGAGCGACAACACAACGCGCCAAGTGAACGAATCGGCAGATAAAATCCAAGTGAACACGGCGCTCAAGCGGGGAAGCGGCACCCGTGACGAGGACAAGGTAAAGGTTCGCGTGAAAGGCGACGACCCCGACGAAGTGGTTGCCAAGCTGAACGCAACGATAGAGAATTTAACCGAGACACACGACAATCTGCGGCAAATCCAACCGGGAGACGACGAATGAGTCAATTCATCGTTCGGGATACCGACAGAGGCAACGAGCGACCCGTAGACAGTAGAGCGGAAGCCGAAGAGGTAAAACAGGATCTTGAAGAGCTTGGCGCGACGGTTGAGATAATCCCACTGGGAGATGGTGAGAACCAGACAGCAAGCGCAGACGGCGGCGTAGAGGTTGTTGACCATACGGTGGATGAATCACCCACGGAAACAGACGAACCGCCACAGACGCCAGCCACGCCCAAGACAGAGGAAGCCTTAGACGAACTGGGGGAAAGTCTCGGCACCGACCCGTTAGACATACTCCCCGGTCACATGATCGACCAGATTCAAGGCCAACCCGCGATAAACAAGCGGGGGTATGCCATGATTGCCGAACGCTACGGCGTGTCTGTCAAGGCAACTATTGAATCATATCCGTGGGAGAACGACGATAATCGGTGTGTTGCCTCTGCTGTTGCGACCACCGAGGATGGAAAGGAATATCGGGACTATGCTACGGCCTCGAAAGACGATGGTGATATGTCGGAACAACTAATTGAACTTGCGTCAACACGGGCACTCAAGCGGTGTGTCGGGTGGGCAACCGGGTTAGGTATCGTGAGTTATCAGGAGTTGAGCAACCAACTTGAGGATGAACTATGATCCAAGAGCAAGAGAACATCACTAAGGAACTCACCGAAGACAATAGGCTTGTCTTTGAACCGGGGTTTTGTGGCTACCTCAGAAGCCAAGGCTATCAGGTTACGGGGGTAACTGACTTGGCGACTGTGGCGAGTGACTCAGAACCCGACAAGGAATACTTGGTGTGCAAGGTTGGCACGCATAAATATCCGAAAGACCACCCGGAGTTGGACTTAGTAGCGCATGACGTTGAAATCCCGGTGTGTACCTGTTGGAGTTGGCGAAGCAATAGCGCGGATTTGGAAGAGGAAACGCCAACTGACTGTGATGGGTGCAAGCACACAAGAGCGGTGTATCGGGAAGCAAAAGCCAAAGCAGACGAAAATCAGGTGCAATTGCTATGAGTGACATAGACGAAACGAGAGAAGTGGAAGATTTAGCAGATAGTGCGAGCCTTCGGGGGGTTGTAAACCCGCTAAAGACCCGTATTGAGTTGTCGCAAGGCAAACTGAAAATGCAAGAACACGTTGTCTATAACGGCCAAGTGAAGGTTACACAGGCTATGGCTGGAACAAACGGGAATGAATGTACGTGGCTCTACGTGCAAGCCGAGAGTAACAACGGGGCAAGTCTCACGCTTACGACAAAGCAAACCAAGCAACTACGGGACTTGCTTGATGAAGTGCTTGAACTCCAAGGTGAAGCATGACCGACAAGCACACAATCACAATTGAGATCAAGAGCGACAATAGACATCTACTGGAACAACTCTATCACCAGATACACAAAGAGAGTGAGCAAGCCGCACGGTATGGCGAAGACGTGACTGTAACCAGAGTGCAAGAACAAGCAGAGCATACGGAGGGGTTTGAATGAGTTACTACGTGGTTGCATATGAACTGTGGCCGTTGTATGAGCCGGGCGAAGATGATTTAGGGCGGCATGGGGATGTTGATGTGCAAGAAGCAGATAGTGAAATTGGAGCGATAAACGCTGTGTTGTACTACGTTAGAGGGCGAAAGTCAAAGTTTGAGTTGTCGTATGTGAAATCGGTTGATGGACCGTTTGAAGATAGTGCAGAAGCACGGGAGTTCATCGATGAAGCCTGAACTACTCAAAGCGATAGACCCGTATGTGCGGAAAATAGGACTCTACACCAGCTATGAGTTGAGCGAAAAAGAGTTCGTTGGGCTTGTGGATTTGACGGACATTGATAGCCTCTACGAACACGGCTATGAAGAGGCACCAACGTTTGCCGGGATTGGCTTAGAAGCGGCGAAGATACACCCGATAAGTGAGACAGTCCATGATCTAAGCCTTCGGAAGATCGACCCGGAGAACAACCGCAAGCAGTACCATATTCATATTTGGATGTATGACCCGGCAGAGATTTGGGCGCATCATGAGCTTAGGCCGGATATACGGCCCGTTGGTGGGGAGAGTCTACGCGAAATGTATCAGAGACTACGGACGCATTATAGACCCACATATGGCGAGAATTACATCAAAGGCAAGGCAGACGAAAGCGTGAGGGAGTTGGTGGAGTAGGCCAAAGAACAATACCGAGTGAACACCCACCATAATTTATGAAGTGGCAGACTGCAATCAGAGCGTTGGGGATAATCGCGTTAATCATCTTTGCGGGATTGACCGCACAGTATGGCTTGGATAATCGAAGCCTGTTACTGTTGGTCATAGCGATTATTGCGGTGGTAGCCCCGGAGAGTCTTGATAGCCTGCCGATTGGGCCGAATAAAGAGTAGGTATGCGCGAACTCTTGATTGAAAAGAGTCGGGCACGGAACTGGTATGAACTACGCAAACCGATTCGTGAGCGGTTGAAAGCACAACTAAAGGAGGTAGCAAAAACACCAAAGCCAACGGAGCATAGTAAAGTCATTTTGATGGATGGAACCAGAAAGACGGTGTATAGACTCAGGAGCGGGAGTTACCGAGTGGTCTTTACCTGCGAAGGCGGCAAGTTATTGGTGTGGAGAGTGGGCGAACGCCGGAACATCTATCAGGATATAAACCAAACCTATGAGCAAGTACCAGCATGACAGACGATAGTATATGTGGCTCTACCGATACGGCAACAGGGGAACCATGCCAACGGTCAGCGGGATGGGGCACACAATCAGAGATTGGGCCGTGTAAAGATCATGATATAGCCAAAGGTGGCAGACCCAGTAAGTTCAACGAGGATCGAAAGCAGCGGATTTTAGAAGCCGCACGGAACGGGACCACCAAGGCCGGGTGTGCAAGAGCGGGTGGGATTAACGAGAGTACCCTATACGATTGGTTGAATAAGTATCCCGACTTTTCCAAGACCTTCAAACGCGCGAGAGCGGAAGGTGAACAGCGGTTGATCCAAGATGAGAACGTTGACCCGGAGTTCGTCTTAGAACGCTCCTATGGCTATACCAAGAGCCAAGAAATCGAACACTCTGGGGATGGACTCACGATTAAATCGGCGTTTGTACGTGATGAGTCAAGCACAAGCCAGAACGATTGAGTGGAGCGTTGAAGACATACAGCGGGAGTTTTGTGAGTCAACGGCACGATACAGAACGCTCGTAGCTGGCAGACGGTTTGGGAAAAACCATACCGCTATCACGTCAGAGGCGGACTTTGCGTTAGATCCGGCTAGCTATCCATTGGGGCGTAATAACCCATCGGATGTGGTCTTGTGGTGGGTGGGACCAACCTATACCCAGACGAAGAAATACGGCTTTGAGAAAGCCAAAGAAGCACTCCCAGACGAATGTATCAAGGGTAGTCCCAAAGAGACGGCACCATTTGAGATAGAGTTAATCAACGGCGTGACGTGGGAGTTCTATTCATTTGACCGACCGAAGAGCCTTGACGGGGCGGGCGTTGATAGTATGGTCATAGACGAACGTGGGTATATGGATACCAGCGTGTGGGAAACCAATTTGGCTGCAATGTTGTTGGATACAAATGGCAGGGTATCATTCATCGGGAAGCCGTGGCCGAATGAGCATTTCGAGACGGTGTTTCAAAAGGGCCAAAGCGAAGAGTATGACAACTATGAAAGCTGGCACGCAACAAGTTACGATAACCCGAGAATCCCCGACAAGCGGATTGATGAAATTTTTGGCGACTTACCAGAGGCAGTCTACCAACGGGAGATTATGGCACAGTTCGGGGCCAGCGGTGGGATTTACACACCCGAGACAATAACGTGGGTCAAACCAGAGGCCATATCAGAGGATTGGGAAACCCAAACCGTGATTGGCGTTGATCCGGCAGCAACGATTGACCGGACCAAAGCTGAAGACTCGGACTCGGATTATTGGGGCGTTGTGGCCGGTGAAGCGGTTGTGAGACGTGATGAAATATATATTACCGATGCAATGCAACGAAGAGGTATAACGCTCTCACAGGGCGTTGAGTGGCTTACAAACATCCACAGAGGAATGGACACCGCACCAAAGTTTGTTGTCGAAACCGTGGCCGCACAGGAATGGTTGAAAGGTGAACTAGCCGAACAGGGGTTGAACGTAACCCCAGTGAATACAACCGCGAATAAAGAAGACAAGTTGATTGACCTATCTATTCCGTTGAATAAGGGCTTAGTCAAGTTCGTGGATTGGGAAGACGACAACCCATTACAGCCATTGGTGGATCAACTATTGGCGTTTCCGAATGGAGAGCATGACGACTTGGCAGACGCATTGAGCAACGTGGTGAATCACGCACCCGTGAATATATCGAGTAATATCTTTAGCGGGAGCTATGGAGCGCGTGACCTATGGTAGACAAACCGATTCAGAAGGCCATAGAGGGCGGCATAGAGCAAGTAGAAAAGGAGACAAAGAATCTGTGTCCGTGG